CTTGATACGAGTCTGTAGCGTACTCGCATATTTCGTGATGATGCTGTTCTGCATCATGATACCCTACGGTATAGTGTGACAGGGGCATGATCTTTCAATCCCTAATGTACTAATATTTATTATACCATATAAGTATAATTAACTACTATTATCATCCTTCGCACACAATTTATCATAGTGATCTGGATGACTATAAGGTTTCAACCCCTTATCTTCTTGTTGTTTAGACTGACGGTTTAAGAGTTGTCTATAACGGTCCAACTCTTCCCGATACTTCTTCTCTTCCTTACCCATTAATTTGCCTACCAGAATTTTACTTGTAATGGTATGCTGCTTTAGAAGTCTTAGATAATTTGCCTGACCTTACTTTAGTCCCTGAAGTTTCTCCATCTCCCTTGGGATGTTTGCCTGGTGCAGACTTACCTATGTTAATTGATTTGCCTGGTTTCTTGGATTGGGTGTCATGTAATCTTGCAGGTTTCTTTTTATCCTTAGTGATAACTGATTCCTGTCCATGTTTACGTCCTAGTCTTCTCATTGTTTTACCAAACCTACGCTTACTCATTTTATCAGGTTTGCTTGTTTGGTAAGAGACTTCTCTTCCAGTCCCTTCTTTCCCATCATCAGATTTATATTTGTATTCACCTACACCCTTCTTATATCCAATCCCCTTCTTTTTTAAATCCTTTTCAAGACCTTTACGTTTCTCCCTATTCTTTTTTTCATCACTACCACGATCTGCAGAAATATTACCAGTAACCTTAGTCTTCGACTTAGTTAACATACGTGTAGTAGGATTACCTTCAGCGAGTTTTATAAAGTCTTTATAGTACATAACTTTTAGTTGTTCTTTTTGTGCTAACTTATTGGCAGTAGCATACATAACTTCTTTATCACGATCTCCATAAAGTTTCTTAAAGCGATGACCACTTTGACGTTTCATCCCTTTAACAATCTTCTCTGCCTTTTGATTAACCAGAGGCATCTTAGCCTCCAACCACTTGGACTTCTTCGACAATAACTGCACTAGTTGCAGCTGTTATCTTAACAGCACGTTGTATTAATGCTTTTCTACCTGATGACCAGGTGTAATCGGCACTAGCACTAGAAGAATCTACGTCAGTAGTTAATATATTAGTACCCGAAATTGCAGTAATCTTTTTACCAGCAGTGCCAGCAGAAAGAAAATTACTATCAATTGTTGGAGATGTACTATCATCTACAACTGCAATATAATCTCCCACAGAGAATGGGTGATTTGCAGATGTATCTTGGATATGCTCACCGACATAGTAGTCGCCTGTAGCATCAGAAACACCCTTAACGATCTTTGCTGTACCAGGTTTGCAACCCTTAATAAGAATGAATTCATTCTGAACTAAGGTAATAGCAGGACCACCATTAAAGGAAACGGTAGCAGCACCAGCAGTGGAACCAACTCTGTAATAGCCAGTTTGTACTGTTTGATATTCACTAGCACCAGCAGCTACAGAGTTGGTACTTAATACGTTGAGGACTGTCATGTCGTGTCTATGTAGTTTCTTCTGTCTTATTTATGTTTTTTAACATCTTCTGTAAGTCAGATGTGCTCCCTACAAACATGGCATTAGTTACATTAGTTGGACCTTTCTTATCTTCCTTATCCAACTCTTTCATCTTAGTCTGTAGATCTATTAATTTATCTGTTACATCTCCCACTGCTTTGATTGTCGTTGCAGCAACTTCATAAGCACGTGGATGATCGCTTGCTCGTGCCACATCAAGTATACCATCTACTGCCTCCTGTCCTTTCATTACTAGGTTGTGCAACTGAGCACGAGATATTTCATAATCCTGTTGTACTTCAGGTGTCTGACTCTTTCTTAAGTCTTTTGTCTTTTCTACATGCCTTTCTAATTCAGATGGTTCTTCACCAAATGCCTTTTCCAATCCAGAGAAATCTTTATTCATTTACCCACTCATGTACTTTGAGATTAAAAGAAAAACTTATTCTTGTATTACTAGTTATGTTAGTAGTAACTCCATGTTTTAAATACCCAGGAAATAAAAGTAATTTACCTTCATCAGATGAATGACTAAATCTGTCAGATGACCATACATCACTCATCTCAGTATACTGATTGGGTGTAGTAAAGAATATCTTACCATCATCACCAGTACTTTTAAAATAATATACACCACTTATATCAGCACCCTTATGATTGTGTATGTGTGCATGATTACCTTTTTTAAATTTAGAAAACCATGAAGATATTATCTCAACATAAGTCTTATCAAAAAACTTCATTGCATTACAATATGCCTCTATGTGCTTAGATAACTCTGCAGCAAATAAAGGCATGGATTGTAGTAATGTATTCTCTGTAAATTCTAAATTAGAAAGCCAATGAGTTCCCCAACCTTCATGGAATGAGAACTTAACACCCTTTAGGCATTCTTTCATTTCTTCTTGAACATTATCAAAGTTCCCTATCCTATCTTCCACATACATGGCTGTGGGATAGAGAGTTTCAATTTTTGCCATAATTTAAATTGTTTCGTCTTGACCGCTAACAGGATTGCGTTTCTTCATGTCAGTAAAGTCTGAGTATAACTCACCAAATCCAAAGTCATCATCAGACTCTAGTAATGCTGCATCATCCTCATCTATCTTGAGAATAGCTGCACCGTTCTGATGCCCTGCAATGGTTGTGTTATTCCATCCTCGACTGACATGAAGAGTGCTACCAACAACTCTGTTGATATGCATAACCTCAGTACCAATCTGAATATCAACTCCTTGTTCTAGAGATGATACGCTAGCTACAGATATTATACCATCATTTACATCCATTGCAGCAGTAAGAGTAGTAAGTCCCACTCCATCCTGATCTACCAATGCAGTAGGAGTAACAGTGTATCTTACTTGCCTTGGTGCAGAAGTTGTATTGGTAGAAGTATACATATCTGCAACTGCTTTCTTGATGACCTTAGAATCTGTGATAGGTCCGTATAGATATGTCTTACAATTAAATCTTAAGGTATAAATTATAGCTCTTCTAGTTGCAAAATCTCCTTCATAATCATCTTCATAATCAATAGAATTTAAAACAACAGGAACATCTTTTGTCTCTCCTATTGTTGTTGCTAGTTTAACTGAAAGGTTGTAATGGGGTTGAAAGAAGGGAAGTATTTGTTCTATAATTTGTAAACCATCATCTTGATTTTTAGATATAATCGCTAATTCAAATTCAAGATTATATGGGACAGGCATGAAAGCATTTTTGTTTTCATCTACATCCTTTTTAAACTTTATTTTTTGTGTAGGTGAAACTTTCCTAGATGAGTCATAAGACACACCTGCAATTTCAAATGATATTCTAGGAAGAGTTATTTGTACTCTTTTGTTTGTAGGATCTGGGTTCTGATCCAAACGAGCTAAAAATTTCTGCTTAGGTCCATATGCCAATGGAACTTTCATCACCTCATCTTGGCGACGTATTTCAATGTTGTTAAACATTGTTCCGAAAGAAACAATAGTCTTTCTGAATATCTCGTGATATGAATAAGTTCCTAGCATTAGATTGTTAAGTCAGTAGATCTTGCGACTGTACCAAATGGATTAGATTCAGTAAAGTCGATGATATCGTTGTCAGCTGTTTCAAACTCGTAGTTTTGATCGTAGGTAATATTTTTATTATCTACTGTATTATATGTAGCAGTTGTCCAAGATGCACTTGAGGTACCACCTGTAAGTGTCTCTGGAATTGTAAATGTACCAGAACGATTGATAACGATGAGAGTCCTAGAAGAAGAATCCCAAGACTTAACCTCAGCCGTAACATTTGATGTTCCTCCAGTAACTGTTTCTCCAACTGTAAAGTCACCAGATCCACCAGCAACTAAACCAACTGTAATAGCATTTGCAAAGGCAGTCTCAATAGCATCAAGATCTGTGATACCAGTATCAATTTCTTCGTCGCTGTACTCGAAGAGTTCACACTGACATTCCCAAACATACCCTTTACCTAACTGGTAGAAAGGACGTTCTACTTCTACAAACTTAATTTCAAATAAATGTTTTGTTACAGGGAACCAAATTAAATCCCCTTCGTTGGGTCTTCCTTCGACATTGAGTACAGTCGAGTCATCAACCTTTTCTTTAAA